TAATTTGTGGAATGGTTTGTCTGTCAACATAATATTGTGAAGGTTGTCCTGTTGAACCTTTATTAGGTAAAGCAGCATATTCACTTCTACTAATTTTCGTTAGCGACACATCATTAGTTGAAGAAGTCGTTCCTGTTGTGGTGCTGATATATGCCTCTAGAATGTCGTTTGCATTTGTTGGTGCAGTATAAGTTGAAGTGCCCGCTGTTAACAACTGCTCTTTTAATTCAACTTTCCATAAATGAACCCCTC